TTGTCTACTTTTCAAACAATTATGATCTTGAGATAAGATTACAAAGTGAGGATCGTGCACACAGAATAGGACAGAAGAATAAAGTGACATATGTTGACTTTGTTTGTAAAGGGACGGTAGATGAAAAGATTTTACTTGCTCTGAAGAACAAGGTTGACATAGCTAGTCAAGTTATGGGTGATGAGCTTAAGGCTTGGATTTCTTAGATTTATTTTTTTTTGTTTTAGATGCAGCTACAACACCTAAAACATTGCCTGTTAAGGTTGCGCCTGCACCAGCTAAAATGCCTCTTTTAACATCTTTTACACGTTGTTTATTTTTTGAAAACTTTTTTAAAGCTTTACCAAAACCACGAAGTGCAATGCCAAGACCTGCCATTAGTTTTTCCTAAATTGTTTTAATTTTTTTTTAGGTCCTTTTTTCTTTTTACTTTTAAGTAGTTCACCGCCTCCTACAACAGCAGCTCCAACACCTGTCATAGTAACAGTCCCTGCAGTTTTGTCAGACATATTACTGATTTTGCTGATGCCTTTTTTTACAGCCTTACCGATACCACGAAGTGCAATGCCAAGACCTGCCATTAGTTTGGCCTCACGTTATAACCTAAACCCTTAGTAGCTGCTCCGCCACCTCTAGCTTTACCTCTCACAATGCCTTTTACAGGGCCGCCATCTTTTAAACCTTGAGCTTTTAATTTAGCAGTAGCTTCTGCGAGACCACCATCTTTCATAAAACCCATTTTGTTTCTAACTTTTTTTGGTAATTTTGGTAATCCTTTATTACCTTTTGGTATTGGTTTTAGTGCCATTATTTAGTCCTTTCTTGTGCAAACTTACTGGCTTTGGCTTTTTTCCCAGTCTGTAGCATTTTTTTAAATTTAGCTTGGTCTACAGGGCTCATTCTTTTTTTAAGAAAAGACGGAACATCAATGTCCTGCATAGGAACATCAACTTCTGTAGTCAGATTCTCGACAATAGGATCACGCTCTTTACTTACTTTAGGCTTAAAACCCTTAATAGTCTTAGGCCCTTTTCTTATGAAAGGTGTCTTTTTTTTCTTAGGCTTTGTTAATTTACCTATGCCCTTAGCTATAATTCCTATTACCATAATTAATCCTACTCCGTTTCTTTGTAGTTTGCAACGATAGATGCCAGTTCTTCACATCTGTTCGTGGTTTGTTTGTGCCATCTACTATCTTTCATTTGAAAAGCGGCACCTTGCCAGTCACCTTCTTTCATGCATCTAAACATGTTCTTAAACTTAGAGACACCATTTTTTCCTAGCTGAAAGCACATGTTGACCAAGACTTCACCTATAGCCTGAGGTAGATCGTGTCCAATCTTCTCAGCTATGAGCTCATCAGCTCCCGCTGCTGCTCTGTTTAAGTCGATATCGAAGAGTTCTTCTACCTCTTCCATGGTAATCTCTACACCTTCTGCATATCTTTCTCTTTCATGCGGAAGTATAAGGTGGCCTATGCCGATCGTGGCCTTTCCCAAACTATCTAAATACATCGCTGTGCGTACACCTTCATGGTGACGTACTTGCTCTCGAAGTGAATCTGTTATTTCAATCATATGTCGTAACTCTTAGTTATAGTCAATATTCCTGCTGGTTTCAACATATTAGCTTCCATCAAACCACTTATTCCTCCACCTGTGTTTTGTGGCATTGGATCAAAAAATCCATCAATAAAAGGGTTTCTTTGATTAGGTATTGCTGGATTTGGCATAAATGGTAATACCGGTAAAACTTCTTGAGGATTTAAAGTTGGAGTAGTAAACAAAAACTCTTGCGTTTTCATACCTGGACCTGGTGGATTTGGTCCAGGTAATGTTTCAGTAAAAGGTTCGCTTGAGATAGGACCGCCATCCGGATCGGGCACAGGTATGGAAAAAAGATTTCTTTCAACTCTGTTTGTAATCATCCTTTCATCAGGCACCTCAAATTGTGTTGGTCCCTCTGGTGGACCCTCAGCTAATAATTTTTCTGCAGGACCTCCATTTTTCATGCCTAAAGGCATAACCATAACTGATCCTACGCCGCCATCAAGTTTCATTATAGTGTACCTATACCTCTGTTAAACATTTGTGTAGCTAGAGCATCATCTAAAGTTCCCAAGGCTAACTGATTTCTAACATTAGCTTGCAGCGGCACCTGCATATTAGGTTGTAATGATACATCAGGTGTGGGTGTGCTTCCTAAACTAGCATCAAATTGTGGTTGTAATCTATCTTCTATTTGTTGTTTTATTTGTGCCTCTTCACCGGTTAGATAGCCTCGTGCACCAAACATTCTACTCATCATTTCCATTTGTTGGTTTCTTGCAGGTTTTGCTTCCACTTGTGTTTGTGGTTGTTTCATTAAACTTATCAAAGATTGTTCTACCTCGTTTACAAAATCTAGCTGATCTAAATCATCCTGTGTAGGCAATGTTGTACCAGCCCAGTCTAATAATATTTGTTTATTTTTTTCAGAGATTGTAAAGGGTTCTAATGTCTTTTTTGTATCTTCAGGTTCTCCAATAGTCCTAGCGACTCCCGCTCTTTTTACCACATCAAGACCTGTTTGGTCTAAAACTTCTGAAAATGCTTTCAATACCTTAGGGTCGGTTAAAATGCTAGATCCATATCTTAATAGTAAAGGCACCATCAATACTGGTAGACCAAAACCTGCTGCTGTTGCACCAGCTTGTACACCACCAAATAATAATAAACTTCTAAAACCTCCTAAGGTTACACGTCTTTGAACAAATGAGGATGGGTCCGTAACTGTGAAACTACCAGATTTTTCTGCTACCTCTAAAAATCTTTCGATATCCTTTATTTTTGTACCTGTGCCCTCTAAAGCTACTTCTAATGCTGCTCTTCCATCAGTGCTGTTTAAACCTAAGCTGTCTGCAAACTTTCTCGGATCAAAATCAACTGTTCTAAATCTGTATACATCTGCATTATTTTTATAACCTTGTTTGTAAACTTCCTCTGGAGGAAGTTTAGCTAAATTTTTGTAATCATTAAATGTCTTAGCTACAGGTAATCCTGTAAATGAGTCTTTGATCGCTTGATCATAAAAAGCTCTAATTATTTTTTTCTTACCAGCATTCGGTGCCATAGATATTACAGTTTGCTCTACATCTACCTGTTTTCCAAAGTTTGGGTTGGGGTCACCATTGGGTAAATTAGGAACATTATCTAATTCTTTTACGGTAACTTTTTGAGGAACACCCTCTTTAAAACCAGACATTCTCCAAGCTTTTAAATTTGCATTAGGAGTTTTTGCTAAATTCATAACTGCTTTTACCAAATCTGGATCTTCTTTCATCATAGGTAATAAGTTTTCAATCATTTGTTTTGGAGTTAAAACTCCCTCTGAAGTGCTTTGTGGACCAGGTGAAAATATATTTGCATTTACCTGTTTGTACATGTTAGCACCAGGGCCTTTATATTTAGGCATTACTGCAGACAAATATGCATTTGCTCTTGTAAGTTTTTCCATGGCTGTATCAAAAACAACTTTATCTACACCATCTATGTTTATCAATTTGTTACCATCATGCTCCAAAGCTAATCGGAGTTGTGATATTCTAGCTCCTTCTTCTGTTGGCACAGATCCTTTACCTTCAACTTTGAAGTTTGCTTGAAAGTCAGACAATAATTTTTGTAAAGTTCTAAACTGTGTAATGGTTACACCGTCAGGATCAAGCCTACTTAAGGTTTGATAAAACTCTGTGAAGGCTTTCATTGAGCCATCACCAGGGAATCTAAAACCATAACCTTGAGTTCCTGGTTTAGAGGAAACTAAGACATCTTGAAACTCATCAGCTAATCTTTTTACCGTATCTAACTTTATGACTTTTTTGCCATCTAGTTTTTCAGCATATTTTGCGAATGATTTATATAAAGCATCTGAAACTTTCATAGTGTCCGTATATTCGGATCTACCTAATTTCATCATGTCACCACCTAATGATGCCATTGTTTGTAGTGGTGCTAGATTGTTAAGTGCATTATCAAAAAACTGTCTAATGCCTTCTTGAGTTCCTTCTCCAGCTCTTCTGAAAGGTGTTCCAACATACGGAAAAACACCTAAAACTTTTGA